GTCTATAAATTATCTCAAAGTGAGTTTCATAGTATTATGATAAATGAATGGAATATTGGAAGAAGCACTATTTATTGCCCTTATTGGAGTTCAAATATTTTATTTCAAATAACAGAATGCGGCACAGAATAGACATTCAAAATTGATTATTCTGTAAATCTCTATAACCCAAAAAGGCAAATGTCTATTATCCCCTCCTCGTATCAACTGGCACTTAATTTTATGGCACAAGACGATACTAATATTGTTATGATTAAAAATTTTAGTGAAGAAGGTGATTATCTTATTGACGGCGGTGTAGATAGTTTATTAGATTTGGAATTAGAAGAATATGATAATTTTGAAAAAATAGAATTTTGTTTGGTTCTTAATTATGAACTAATAAAAAAAAAATAATTCTACTACATTATACTATTAAAAAAAAAAATTTAGATAAATAATATAATAAATAAAATTTAAAATTGATTTTTATTTTTTTATATATAATATACTATTTAGAAACAAAAACTTATATATATATATAATGAAAACAACAACCGAATATCTAACTGATAATGATATTAATTGGGTTGGTGTCCCAGTCATAAATAAAAAATTTGTTTATAGTGATACTTATAAGAATGTTTATGTTAAACAGATATTAGAAGATAATGAATGTTTAAAATTGGTAGAAGAATATGTTGAAAAAAAATTAGAAGAAGATAATACTTATAATAGTAGTAAGGCTTGTTCGGCCCAAGAATTTATGTTGAGTAATGAAACATTAATTAAAAAATCTCAAAAAATATTTATTGATGAAAAATTATATAATAGAGGATTTATTATCGCTACTGATACTACTAATATTATTCAACTTGATATTGATATTGATACTGATGAAGATTATAACAATCTTACTAATAAGGGTAGAAAAATGTATCAACAATTAAAACATGATTATCCTTATTATGTTAGTCAATCTAAAAAAAATGGTCTTCATATTTTTCTAATTGATAATGAAGATAAATTACTTACAACTAAACTAAAAAACTGTTTTAATAATAAATCTGTTATTAGTGATTATAATAAATGGAAACAAAATGAAGAAGGCCCATATATGAATAAGGATTATGGTTTTATTGAGTTAATGTGTGGAAAACCTATGTGGTGTGGAGAAGAAATACAAAATATCAAGAAAAAAATTGGTGGTTCTAAATCTATATCTGTTCTAAATACTATTTTCAAAAAATCATTTGTAGATAGTAATAAGAAAAAAACAAAACAAGAAATTAAAAATCTTATTAGTAAAAATACTATTGAACCTCCAAGTCCAGTAAGAAATAATTTGAATAAAAATATAGACCATACTAATTTTAATGAGATATGTGAATATCTAAATAATATTAAAAAAACTAATTTTGATAGTTATTCTACATTTGTTAAAATTGTATTCTGTTTATGTAAGGATAGTCAAGATAGATATAAACAAGTATTATATGATATTGGTTGTAAATCTTCAAAGGCACAATCTAATTATGAAGAATGGTTTGATAAATTATATAGAGATGGTAAAATTAAATCTACATTCAAAACTCCTTATGCTATTATTACATTAAGTAAGGATAGTAATTTAACTAAACATTATGAAATCTATAATAGATATAATAAAAAATTACATATATCACAATTTACACCAGAAGAACTTGCTTGTATATTCTATGAAAATAATGAAGATAATTTTATGGTAGTTAAGGCTGAAATGCCAGGCGAACCACCAGAAGTTTATTATTATAATGATACAGATTTTACTTGGAGTAATGAAGATAAAAATAAGTTTAGAATTATTAAGAGAAATATTTATGTAGATTTAACTGAATATCTAAAAAATAAAAAACAATCATTAGAAAATGAATTAGAAGTATGTAATGAATTAGATAGTGATATTATCATGAATAAAATAGATATTATTATTGAAAAAATAAATAAATTAGGTTCAACAGAATTAAGAACTCAAATCTGCGAATGTTTAGTTCAAAAAATTAATACAGAAAATCAAGTAGAATGTCGTTTTGATAGTAATGAATATATTTTACCATTTAAGGATTGTGTATATGATTTAAAACAAAATACAGTTAGAGAATATTATAAAACAGATTATATCTTAACTAAAATACCTTATGAATATAGAGAACCTTGTGAAGATAATTATATTGAATTGAAAAATTTTCTAACTTCATTATTTCCACATAAATTACATTTTATCAAAATAGAAACTAAAACACAACAAGATAAATGGAGAAATATTTATAGAAGAATTAAGTTTAATAATTTTGAAGTTAAAAAATCTAAATTTTATGGTTTTGAAGTTATTGTAGAACATAGACAAGATTATTGGGATGTTATTTATGTTCTTGCTATGGGTTTGTTTGGTAAGACATTGCCTTATATTCATATTTTTAATGGAGAGGGTTGTAATGGTAAATCTGTTATTTGTGATTTAATGAAAAATATATTAGGTAATAATAAATTCTATGTATCTATGAAGGGTAATAATCTATGTGAAGATTTTGAAGTTAATGGCCCAAGTCCCCATTGGGCAAATATGGATAAAAAACGATTTGCCGCATTTCAAGAACCTAATGAGAATAAGGAGTTATGTGTAGCAACATTAAAATATATCACAGAAAATAATATTGAGGCAAGACATTTATTTTCAAATAAAACTTCTGTATCTGTTATGGCTGTTTATGTATTATGTTGTAATGTTCGTCCAGAAGTAGATGGTGCGTCTAATAACGCATTAGAACGAAGAATTAAGGATATTGAATGGCCGCATCAATATTGTAATACTAAACAAGAGTTTAAACAAACAGCACAAATTAAATATAGAGGTAATAAGAGAGTTAAGAGTATTAAATTTAAATATATGGGTGTTAAGAATACTAAATTTGCGGATTTAGATTGGCAAGATGAGGCAAAATATTCATTACTTAAATATTTATTAGGATTTATTAAGGGATTTGAAAAACAATATGATAAACCTATCTATGATATAGATTGGAAGTATTCTAAAATTGTTGAAGAACGAAGTAAGGAGTATCTTGGTAGTGGTGATAGAATTACAGAATTTTTAGATACTAATTTATTACCACATGGAGGTAATAAACAATATATTAGATTAAGTGATTTATATAAAACATTTCAAGAACGAAGTGAGTTTTATAAAAATGCCAAGACTTCTGTTAAGGATAAATATTCTAAAAATAAGTTTTATCATTTGATTAGTCAATCTAAAAAATATTATAGTCATTATAGATCACAGAAGGAAATTAGAGAAAATGGAGTAAGAAAAAATATTGGCCCAGTATTAGTTAATCTAACAATCAAAACAGAAGAAGAATTGAAGGAAGATAATAAAAATACTTGTCTTATGAGTGATGAAGAATTTACTGATGATGATATGACTGATAGTGATATTGAAATCCCATATTCAAATGAAAATGAAATTTGTTATTCAAGTCCGTTGGAACATGGAATGCCTGGCACTTATTATTCAAGTGATAGTGATAGTGATTAAGTTTTATATAAAAAAATAAAATATAATATAAATTATGAATTCATTTTTTAATTGGAGAAAAAATGATGATTGGGAAACTCCATTATGTTATTGGGAGCAAATTGTAAATTTAATACCAAATGATTTAACTATTAATGATCCGTTCTATATGAATGGTAATGCCAAGAAGCATTGGGCAAAGTTAGGTAAAAAAATTATACATGAAAATAAAGATTTTTATTCAATTGGTAAAAATAATAAAAAAGAAATTTATGTATCTAATCCACCACACCATAAATTTAATTTTTTATTAGAACATTTATTTTATTTAGATAAACCATTTATTATGTTAGTGCCTATAAATAAATTGGCAAATAAAAAAAATCAAAAAATATTTATTGAAAAAAGTAATATACAAATTATACCATCTCCTAATTATATTGGTTTTATTGATAGTGAAGGCAAACAAACGAGAGGCTGTCCTCAATATTATTGCTACTTATGTTATAAATTAGATTTACCAAATGATATATATTTTATGAAAAAAAAATAAAAATATATTTTTGCCAGAATTTAAAATTTAGACAAATTGGGTGTGGTTTTTGTGGTTGAAGTGCTACTCCATTCTTCTACTGCGTTTCTATATGCCTTTTTGGCTTCTTCGTGATTATCATATACTCCTATCCATTTTTTTTTCTTATCTCTCCATAGATTTACATGAAATCGTTTTTTATTTCTACTATAAGTTATACCTCGGCCTAATGGGTTTTTACTATCCTTATTTATGGCGTTCATTTGATAAGAACACCAACGCAAATTATCTAATTCATTATTTTTTCTATTTCTATCAATATGATCCACACAAGGCAAATTTTTTGGATTTTCAATAAAAACCCTTGCCAATAATCTATGCATACTTAAATTTCGTTTCTTATTTAATACACTATTTCTTAATGTATAATATTTATATCCTTGTTTATTTATCCAAATACTTAATATATTTTTTTTTTTATTATTCATTACATCTCCAACTTTATTTATAGAATATTTTTCGTATGGGTGAGGTAGAGGCACGAAGTCCATATAAATATATATATTTTTTTTTTTCTAAATAGTAAGATTTACAATTAAGAAAAAAAATACTTTTTTAAAATATAATAAAGTATTTAGAAATTAAAATCCTATATAATATAGAAGACTTATGAAGAAGTATATTTGGACTTATAAGGCACCTAATTGCGAACTGGTTGAGGATAATGTTGAAAAATTATGTGATAGTATAAATAAAATGGAGGACGAAAAAATAAATAAATGGCAAATATTTAATTATTTACAAAAAAAAATTAAAAGGCCTAATCCTATTGTATTAAGAATTAGTCGTATTCAAATCTAAATAACTATTTTATTCTTACTCATTAATTCTTCATATTTTCTTGCCTTCAAACCTATATTATGTTTATCAGTTGTTATATGTTTTCTTAATCCACCAAGACTTATTTTAGAACCACAACTACAAGTAAATTTTTTATTTATAATACCTATCTCTGTATTTTCTCTTACTAAATCTTCTATTTCATTTAATTTATCACATAACGATAGTGGTATTTCTACTTCATTTATTTTTTTTGTTATATCCATATAAATTACTATATTATTTTTTTTTTAAATAATTTATTACAATT